TCGTCTAACGATGTTAATACTGTTCTTTTCAAGTTTAAGGACGACATGGGTTATAAGCCGCCCACACCGCGAGAGCGGGTTCTAGAGAAAGCAAAATCGGTTGCAGAACCGAAGATGCCAAAATCTCGAAAGCCTACAACGAAAGGTGGAGCTAAAAACTACACCGTCGATGAGATCATGCGGATGCCTAACCATGTATTTGAAGAGCATCAGCAAGAAATTCTCAAGGCGATGGAAGGTGGCAAGATCCGCCGATAACTTCTTCTCAAACACGGAATTGCTGGAGAGACAATTAAAGGTATAAGTAAATGTCTTTTTCACAATTTTCAACAGGCACTACTTCTGAGGTGAATTTCATCCCAGAGGTGTTTAGCAAGCTTTTGCAAGCTAAATTTTATAAAAAGTCTGTACTTCCTGCGATCTCTAACACTGATTATGAGGGTGAAATCTCTGGTCAAGGTGAAAAGGTTGTAATCCGTACAGTTCCTGCTGTAACTATCAACGACTATGCTGGCACGATCACAACTCAAGAGTTGACTACTGCCAAAGTAGAAATGTTAATTGATAAAGCTAAGTACTACAGCTTTAAGGTTGACGATGTATTGGCGGCACAGGCTGATATCGATTTACTTGATAAGGCGTCTAGCGATGCTTCTGAAGGTATGCGTATCGCTGTTGAGACTGACGTATTGAGTTCCTCTGTTACTGGAGCAACTACAATCGGATCTCAGACTACTGTTACTGCGTCAAATATCTTGACTTCAATTCTCGACATGTCTACTACTCTTGACACGCTCAACATCCCTGAAGAAGGTCGATATATCGTTCTTTCTCCAGAGTTCGTTAGCTTGCTCAAGCAGTCAGAGTTACGTCAGGCGTACTTAACTGGTGATTCTACTTCACCTCTTCGTAACGGTAAGGTTGGTACTGTAGATCGTTTCACTGTATATCAGTCAAACATGCTCTACACCCCATCTTCTGGTACTGACAGCGGCTACACTCACGTTCTAGCTGGTCACCCTAAAGCTCTTTCTTTCGCGTCACAGTTCACTAACACTGAAACTGTTCGTATGGAAAGCACTTTTGGCGATCAAGTTCGTGGTCTAAAGGTTTACGGCTCTAAGGTCGTTACTCCAGACGCACTTTGCGTAGGTAAGTGGACTTAATAGTCCAGCCGGATAGGGGGGGGCAACCCCCCTGTTTTAATGTAGAGGTCAGGCATGACAGGAACTAAAACCAAAAAAGATGAGATTTTTGAAAAGGCGCAAGACGAGTTTGGCACAAAGCTAGACCGAAGGCTGACGCTTTCCCAGCTTGAAGATCAAATGAAATCCTTAGCGAGAGATAAGAAAAACCCTCCTAAAGAAATTGAGAAGCTCATCCCTAAAACGGTAAAAAACGTCATTACTGGTAATGTTTTTGATTACAACCCTTTATTTAAGGGTAACCCTGACTTGCAAGTAATCGAGTGGGAGAACACTGATGGCAACAACTAAGGTTGTAGATATTCTAGACCGCGCTAGCATTATCTTGCAGGACAGCACTAACGTCCGATTTCCAAACGCGGAACTATTAAAATTTTTCAATGATGCCCAGCGAGAAGTTGTGCTTCATCGACCAGACGCCAAAATGGTCAACGCGACTTTAGCTTTAGCGTCAGGTAGCAAACAAACACTTCCAGCCACAGCTTTACGCCTTATAGAGGTAATTAGAAATGTGAGCGGAAGAGCAGTTACTCAAGTAGCTCGAAGAATACTAGATGAAACTTTGCCTAACTGGCATGAGACTACTGCCGGAACCAACAAAATTGAACACTATGTTTATGATGCGGCTGACCCAAAAAACTTCTATGTGTATCCAAAAGCTGTTTCGGGTACTCACTCATTAGAGGTTGTTTATAGTTCAGCAACGTCAGACATAGCAATCAGTAATTTTTCAACAGATACAACCGTTATATCGATAGACGATGTTTACGCGAACTGCTTGTTAGACTATGTCCTTTACAGGTCTTACCAAAAAGATTCTGAGTTTGCTGGCAATGCCCAGCGAGCGATGATGCATTATCAAAGTTTTGCTAATGCTTTAGGCGTAAAAACTCAGGCTGATAGCGCAGTGACTCCATTCCCAGACAGTGCAGGTAGAGGCTAGTGAAATATTCTGATTTTTCTCCATATGTGCGCCCAGAGGTGCAAGGTTGCCCCGATTTTGTTTTAGAGCGAGCGGTGAGAGATTCAGCTATTGAGTTTTGTCGGCGAACGGATATTTATACGCCGGAACCAGAGTTTCTTACGATTATTAGCGGGCTCAATGAGTATGCAGTATCGCTACCGACAGGAACAGAGTTAAACCACATTTTAGATGTTTTCAATGACAAGGTTGCCTTAGAGCCTATTAGCTACAATCAGCTTTTATTAAAGCTAGGTGATGAGAATACTACTGGAACTCCTAAGTATTACGCGCAGAGAGATAATGCCGATTTTTATGTTGCGCCAATCCCTGCTGACGCAGACTCATTTAGAGTGCTTTACTCCGTTAAACCCACCTCCTCCAGCACCAGTATTCCCGACACGATTGGTAAAGAGAATAGAGAGCTAATTTCTCATGGGGCTTTATACCGCCTTCAGATGATGTCAGGTCAACCATGGTCAAACCCTTCAGCCGCAGGTTCTAATAAGCAACTTTTTGAGCGTGAAGTGGGTCGGGCTATTCGTCAAGTTAAGTACGGTTTTTCTGGTGGATCTCTTACTGCTAAACCGAGGGCATTTATCTAATGGCTTATTTGACTACGATTGATCTTGTTTCCAGCGACCAATTACCGGAAATTGAGATAACACTTAAAGACTCTAACACTGCGGCAAGTGGATCTATTCTTGACCCTGATGATGCAACTACATTTGCTCCCCTAGACTTAACTAGCGGCACAGTCAGAATGAGAGTCAGAAAAGTTGGATCGACTACCTTAACAGATACTTTGGTTGGAACTGTAACTAACGCTACTGAAGGAAAGGTTACCTTTGTTTTCAACAGTGATACTTTAGCCTCTAGCGGAGTATTAGAGGGCGAAATAGAGTTTTCCGATTCTCAGAGCCGAACCCAAACGGTAGTTGACCTTATAAAGTTCAAAGTCCGATCACAGTTCGGGTAAGACGATATGGCGATCCGAGCCAGTATCAAATACAGGTCACTTGCGCTAACGGCTTCTTTTCGTAAGCTAAGTCTGACTGCAAGAATTCCTACAGCAACGGCTGTGGTAACCGAAAAAAACCTGCATATGGATGCTTCATACAGAAGCATTTCTACTGATATTGGTTACACGAAGCTTGAGGCTTTGGCAAGCTGGCAAAATCTTTTCATGCATGACATTACAGTCAATGCAGAAAGAACAATTTACACGTTTAATGATGCAGTACCGTTTTTAGAATTGACCGAAATGGATGTAGGTCTTGCCTTAGGAGATAGTTTTTCCTTCTCTGAGGCAATGGCAATGTCTCTTGATGTTGTAAAAGCTGACACCTTCCCTATGATCGAAAGCATCTACACTGAGCTTACGATGTTTAGGACACTCAGTGACCAGCAGTCGATCTCTGACAGTTCAGTAATGTCCGTACATTCTGCTCAATCGGATCAGTCGCAAATTATAGATGCTATATCGCTAGCGATGGCGTTTGGTAGGTCATTTGATGACTTAGTTAGTTTTGCCGATCAAGCTACTTTCGGCACATCTAAGATTGAATCAGACTTGGTGTCCATGGTGGAAAGCATTTCACTTTCTCCTTCTGTTACTGTATCTGACTCTGCAACCATAACAGACGCAATTATAGCGACAGTCGGACAAATAAGATTAGACTCATTTGGCATGTCAGAGTCGCTGTCCGTGACTAGACCACCGTTTACGTTTACGCAGTCAGGCGATGTTGTAACTGTTACCGGAGTGCCTGAGGACACGTTTGGGTTTAGTGATAGTAATGTATTTAATGTAAATAAAGACTTACAAGATACGTTTACATTAGATGATTTTAGTCAAGTAGATAAGCACACGACTGGCGTAAAAACCAATGTTTATCAATTAACTGATATCTTAAGCCTGTCCTTAAGTAAAGCGTTAGAAAATCAGGAAATTACCTTGACCGAGCAACATTTATTTGCTTTGTCAAAACCCGAAACTGACGCTATAATTGTATCTGAAACTCTGCTTCTTTCCGCGTCAAAGGTAGCAGATGAACAACTTAGTCTTAATGACGTTACCGTGCTGTCTCCACGGAAATCGGTTTCTGACAGCGTTAGTTTGTCCGACAATTTTAGTTTTGAATCTCTAGTAGCTAGTTCGGTTCTTAATAAAAATCTGGTCGGCAACTTGCTTTTGAATGCTGATTAACCGGAGATAGACCCATGATCCACGATGATCTAAAAATGAAAGGGCGTCTTACCGTCCTCCTAACAGCCCCTGATGGAACTGTTAAGCAAAAAGAAGAAATTGACAACCTAGTAGTTACTGCCGGAAAAAACTTCGTCGCTTCTCGCATGGCTGGAACCTCAGCTAGCGTGATGAGTCATATGGCAATTGGAACCTCATCCACTGCCGCAGTTGTCGGAGATACAACTTTAGGTTCCGAGGCGGCACGAGTGGCTTTAACCAGCACTACCGCATCAGGAAACGATGTTGCTTATGTAGCGACTTTCCCTGCTGGAACCCCTAGTAGCGCAACCTCAGTAGTTGAAGCTGGAATCTTGAACGCATCCTCTGGAGGCACTTTACTTTGTTTGACAAAATTCAGTGTTATTACAAAGGGTACGCAGGACAGTTTAACAATTACTTGGACGGTAACCGCTAGCTAGGAGCCTTAAATGGGCATTAAGTTTTCAAACCTAGCTAGCACTACGCTGGCTAGTGGCGTTTCTAGCTCGACAACGTCGATCAGTGTTACCAGCGCAACATCATTCCCTACGCTGGGGAGTGGTGATTACTTCTATGCATCCATTGGAATAGGATCTG